TCGTTATCGGTCATGCGCAGCGTCTTCCACACATCCACGTACAGTCCTGCTGCCTTCTGCTCCGCATCCCGCTGGAAACCAGAGGTCTGGGCCAGATACAGCGCCTTCTGACGGCCCACCACGCTGTCCGGGTCCACACCCAACGAGAGGGTTTGCGCCTTCTCGGTGGCCGTTTTCTGGGACAGCAGCGTGGTCTCGCCCGCCGCCTTCAAGGTGTTCTGCTGCGTATAGTCGAACTCGGCTTGCAGTTTGCAGACCTGGCCCTCCAGTACACGCTTCTCGACTTCGGAGTTGATGACTTCCTGCTGGGCTTTCAGCAGTTGTTCATCCAGCAGTGCACCCTGTTTCGGTACCAGCAGCGTTTCAGCATCCGTCTTGGCCTTGTTCGACGTGATCAGTGCGGTTTGCGCATCGATCTGGCTACCCTGCTTGCCAAGGTTCGTGGCTTCGGCAATGAGGTTCAGCTTCTGCTGTGTCTGTACCGCAGCCTGAGCGTCGATCAACGATCCCTGCTTCGGAATGTTGAGCGTCTCGGCTTCGACTTGTGCTGCCTGCTTACCACTCAGGAGCACTTGGGCATCGATCTGGGCGCCCTGTTTCGGGATGTTCAGTGCTTCCGCAGCAAGGTTGGTCGTTTGCTGGGTAACTTGCGTCTTTTGAGCATCGAGCAGCAATCCCTGTTTGGGAATGTTCGCCGCTTCCGCAGCCAGATTCGCAGTTTGCTGGGTGATCTGTGCCTTTTGAGCGTCAAGCACCAGCCCCTGCTTGGGCACGTTCAGCGTTTCCGCATCCACCTGCGCAGCCTGCTTGCCGATCAACGTGGTCTGGGCCGTGATCTGGTCGCCTTGCTTGACCAAATTCGCCGTTTCCTGCGTGATATGGACCTTCTGGGAATCCAGCACCAAGCCTTGTTTCGGGATGTTGTCCGCTTCCAGCAGCGCATTTGCCTTGTTCTGGTTGATCAGAGCGGTTTGTGCTTCCACCTGCACGGTTTCCGCATCGATCTTCAGCGCATCCTTCTGGGCATTGATCACCTGCTGATTGATCAGGGCCGTCTGTGCTGCGGTTTGATCGACTTGTGCCTGCGTCAGGGCGATCTGCTTGACCAGCAGGTCCGCTTCCAGCCCGATACGCTGTTGCTGCGACAGGAAAGCCAGTGCAGCCTGCATCGACGACTGAAGCTGGCCAAGGTAGACCGTGGCGTATTCCGGACCACGGATCGTGCCCTTGTTGTACTGGTCCTCCAGGTGGATCTTCGCTGCACGCATCAGTGCATCGAACACACCGTTACCGTTCAGCGATACTTCGGTCAGATTGGAAAGGGTAACTGCGGTCATGGCTTACCTTATTCCCTGCCAGCAGCAGCGGCCTGTTGACGAGCCAATTCCTTCAGTTCGGCTTCCGTCAGCGGCGGCAGTACCGTGATGTTGAATTCCGGGATGCGCTTCATGCGACGTACATTCTGGAAGCCCATGGCGGTCTTCACGCGCTCGTTGTAGAACACCGGGCATTCACGAGCCACGAGCATGTCGTACATGATCTTCGGGACGTGGTAGCCATCCGTCGTGTTGAACGGGACGAACTTCTTCTGGGTAGGCAGGTTGCGGTTGCCCACGGTGATGATTTCACCGTTCCATTCGCGCTTGGCCGGGTTCATGCAGACGATGTTGATACGGACCAGTGCCAGTGCTTCGTCACGCATCTTCTTGATCTTGCCCGATGCCGACAGCGGTGCGACTTCTGCATTTCCGGTCTGGGGATTGTCAGCATCCTGTGCAGCTTGGTGTTCCTTGATTTTCTCGGCCAGCTTTTCGTAGCTGATCGACGGATGGAACTTCACACCCAGCATGGTGGCCTTGGTTTTCAGGGAATCCAGTTCCATGGCAGCCATTTGTGCTGCCTGATCGACTTCTTGATTTTCCAGATCGGACATGTTCTTACCTATTGAATTCGGGAGAGGAAAAGGTGGGGCCGTAGCCCCACCCGGTTACGCCATTACAGCGTGGCAGCGGTCAGGATCAGGCCGATGCGTTCCGGACGCAGGGCCATGAAGCCGTAGAACCACTTGATCGACATGAAGCCGGTTTCACCGTACGGGTCGTTGCGATCCGCCGTGTCCAGACCGGGCTTCTTGTGCTTGATGTCGAACTTCACCGTCTTGCCATCGGTCTGGAAACCAATGGTGGTGAACGACTGGTCACCCACGACGAGGATCGGGAACACGTCAAACTTCTGTGCCGTCTCGTAGTGCAGGCCAGCTTCGCCCGATGCATCGGCACCAGCACCTGCCCAGCGCAGCATTTCCGGCGCCACGACGAAGCGGAACGGACCAGCTTGGCCGACTTCACCATTCAGCGTGGTGCCGCCAGCGGCGTACTTTTCCACATGGGTGAATGCGCGTTCGCCGTGGAAGTCCACCATCTTTTCGAGGGTGGTCAGCAGTTCATTGCCGATGTAGGCAATACGTGCACCGGGGATGACCTTGGTGTCGACCAGACGGGTACCCGTGATTGCCGTGGTGCTTTTCGGCGTACGGTTGTTGGTCAGGTCGATATCGAGGGCCAGCAGGTCTTTGTAAGCCACGACATCATCGGCGCCGATGGTCAGCTTCGACGTTGCGTTACCGGCGTAACGGACGACGCCAGCAGCCGACAGCAGGTCGATTTGCAGCATGTCTTCGGTGATCTCGTGAGCACCGTTGATCATCTCGCGGTTGATGTGCATTTCGAGTTCTTCGTCGGAATCGAAGTCCAGCGATTCCTTCGTGTACTCGTCGAAGAAGCCCAGCTTCTCGAAGGTGCCCGAGATTTCCTTGCGGGTGAAGCCAACACGGTTGACACGGCCACCGGTTTCCGACAGCAGCGGCAGCTTGCCGGAGATAGTACCGATGTCTTTCGACGAACCGTACAGGTTACCGTTGGCGATGACCGCACCGGCAGCATCGATGCCCTGGCTGTTGACGTTGGCGTCGTCCAGCAGCGGCAGGTAGTGGTATTGCTTGATTTCCTTGCCGCTGTTCTTCGGCATCGTACGCACGTCGGCCAGCTGCATGAAGACTTGCAGCTTGCGTGCTTCGATCAGTGCCTTCTTGTGGAAGTAGTACTTGGTCAGCTGGTTGCCCATAGTGGCGTTTGCGCCATTTTTGTCGGCACCATACTGGCGTTGCGTGGTATCAGTTGTCATACTCAGTCCTTTGGTTTACTTGAATTTGGAAATATCCAGCTTGAGCAGTTCCTCATCGCTCATTGCCAGCGGGTTGAAGTCCGCAGGCAGCTTCGATGAAGGCGCTGCTGCACGGGTCGGGCTTGCTGCCTGACGCTTTTTACGGCGGTCGTCTTCGTCAGCCTTCTTCGGATTCGGGTCAGCAACGACTTTCGCAGGGGCCGCTTGTTGGCTCGACTGGGTAGCTTTCCCAGTCAGATGCGCAAGCTCGCCGCTCTCCATCATTGCCATACCGACTTGCCGGTATGCTTCCACATCAGACAAACCAGTCAGGCGACCAAAGGCCCGTTCACGCTCCACCTTGGCGATGACTGCATCGAACACGCCAGCTTGGATGTGCTGGGTAATGTCTTGCAGAGCCTTTGGGTTTTGCGCGATCAGTGCCCGGCTGGCATCGTCCCACTGCTTACCGATGACTTCGAGGGTACGATCAAAGCCTTTTTGCCCATCCAGAGCGTCAAAGACTTCATCCAGTGCCTGTTCTTCACGGGTGATTCGGTGGTTGCCGGGTTTGTAGTCGCCTGCCTTTTCCACAGAGATATCCAGAGGATCGATCCCTGCGTCTTTCACCAGCTTGCTGATCGCTTCAGGCTTCTTGGAAGCCACGTCGATCAGGAAGTTGATCTTTTCTTCGCTCAGAAGGTCTGCTTTTTGCAGCATC